CGGTGAAACTTCACCGTCTCCGCACCTTCAAAAGAAGGAAGAGTGGTTAGGACAAGTTGTCCCAACCTAAACCATCTGGCCAGCTAAAACAGCTGACCCACTTGGGAACAATTCTACCAAGGAAGCCTTTTATAGGCTCCCTATTCTTCTTGAAGTTGGTAGAACCGTCATGCATGAGAGAGAGTAACAGTAGAGATGAGCCGTTACTACGCCTATATATCGGCTTAGTAGTAGCACACCTATACCGCCAACCTTCCCATCCATTCACATTGTTACGAGGCTTCGCCTCGTTCAGGGACATTATTATCCCTGAGTCGCCAGCCGCTGGTGGAACTCTAAAAGTTCTCCAGAGGGGAGGTGCCTGATGTACTAGGTGTCTCCAAATGGCTCGATAACGTGAAGGGGAACCGAACAGACCACCCCTACGCTGAGCATAAAGCCTCAGCCTATTGGCAATCTGAACTGCCGCAGGAGCTCCATCATGGAACTCCCTTAGGTAAAAAGGTCTAACATTAACGCCGTTAAACCAATCGGTCCCACATGATTCGAAAAACTTTCCGTCCAAGAAAGTTTTCCTACCGTTAGTCTGAAAGCCAAGTACCTTCAGCCGTTTGATCATCTCATCACCATACTTCGAGGGTAATATAATATCATCCCCGAAGACGGCAATGTCCTTTTGATCAGCCTGAGGAACAACAGTACGCGCTAGGGCTAGAAACACTAGTGTTTCCAGCTCAAACGTGTATCCATTGCCCATACTGCTAAACTTCTCTATCTCGAAGTATTCACCGTCAACTTTGGTGCGCTTCGATCTGAATAGGTCGAGCAGTTCAAGCCAATCTGGAGGAAAGAAATACTTTATAACAGAACTAGCTAGTGTGTCACTAGCCCTGCTAAGGTCTATAGTACATAGACCATCAACATGAGCACGAGCCGCAAATTCGCGGTTACGCTCCTGTTGTGTACTAAGATCAAACCCGAACTTCGCAAGTCGAGACTTAATGTAAGCACCTATACCCAGCTGACCAAAAACATTCAGCATAGGCTCAGTGCAAATACCTCGATCTGTCTTCGCGTCTTTCGGAACGGTCACAAACCTATTACCCCCGACGATTTTGGCCTTTTTAGTTGCCTTGTCGTGCCACAGAGGTCCAAGAATGGACTTGTAGTAGGGGTAAAGGTCGATGGTAAGAGTAATGTTTTCATCGAACTTCTTCGACTGAACATTGCCATCTGCCACAAATCCAATGCATGTGCCTGGGCCATGTCGCATCTTACGCTCTATAAATTCTAGGGCTTGGGACGATAACGGGCCAAGTATCCTGCTAATTTCGCGGGATAGCTCTAAACCGAACGATGGAAACTGTTCGCGGAGCCTTATATTGGTATACATGCACTGAAGCTCGGAGGTCCAAAAGGACTCGAGAGCTACAGCCCGTCTATCGATGTCGACCGGCAGATAAGGACTTTTACGGAGAGCCTCAGTTACTAGATAGTCGTCAGCAAAAGCGCTGGTTAGACTATAGTGGTTGGGATCCGTTGTTAAGTCCAAGTACTGTCGATTTTCACCGGCAGAAAGCAATAGGTAGACCGTTAAAGAACGTGGACTATCTATCATCTGGCATAACTGTAGAACTGTGGTCAGCTGCAGTTTAAAAGCTGCATCTGGTGAACACCTAACGTGTGTCATCGGAACTTCTCCTGGGTTAATTACGTCCTTTTAGGACGTGGTTGCCGCCGAGTTACTGGCGGTTTTCTTGCAAACAATCCCACAATGATCGGGCCAAGTAAATTAATAAGCTCGATCAATCCGAGAATCTTGGTTCCGCTAAAACGCGGCTTCAAGGCTTTCATAGTAGGATTTAATTGCAGTTTCGCCCATGAGGTCCCGATGCTTAGCGCCGAAATTCTGGCGCTGCAACAACGTCGCGCTAGCAGGCAATACGAACTGCGTGGAAGACCGGAGAACATCCGACACGGTAGTAATACCCGTAGTGGAATCCGTAACCTCCATTGGTTCGTTATACTTGATCAAAACGCGATTCGTCCCCCGAGCCGTAGTTGCTTCCGACAAGGAAGCGCTGACGTTTGGACTACCTAGGGATGTAATACTAACCCGGGCAATCCAAGCGGCAAACGGTGAAGTGGACGAAGGTGTAAACACAGTGTTGGCAGCGACGCTGTCCGTCAAAGTGATATTTGCTATGGTTGTCATAATGACTCCTAACCCCAGAAAACTGTCTGGTCAGGCATTGGAACGCTTGATCACCCTCGTTTTGGCATCCTAGTTTTTCCAGGACGTTTAATACGGGTAGGTTTTCTAACTGCTCCGCCGCAAAGGTTGTTGCGATGTACAGAGTAGGGACCCTTAATAAGGTCCTTTACTGAACGACCGCTTTCGGCAACCACAAGTAGTGCAACTGCTCTACGGACTTTCGTCCAAGTGGCAGATGGTTCCCACCGTGGCAATGAAGGAAGAGGAATGGAATTCTGCAAGAAGCGTTCGTGTGATTTAACACTAAGCTTTGCAAGGGATCCCTTAATGGGTACGTTCAAATAATTCGGACAATACTCATTACCTCGTATAACTTTCTGCTCTCTACGTGTTCGCGTACCTTTAATACTTTGGACCGAAGTAAACTGGTCCAAGGCCTCCAGGTACGCTCCAACCCCGACGCCCCAATCCACAACAAAGGAATAGGGTATAAGTTCCCAAGCCCATAATAACGGGTTCCCGAAATTAAACGTTCGAGTATCCGGTCTTAACTTGACTTGGACTTTGACGTAGTCGGATTTCTGAACATCGACGCGTATGTTTCCAGTGTAGCATTGCTTGAACTCTACAAGGCCTGTATTAAGATTAGGCTTTGTAGCGCTCGCCTTCGTAGTGAAGGTCTTGCGGAAAGGGAAATTTATTGGTGTCCCCAACCTCAAGTTAAGCTCTTCCACACTAGAGAACAGATCCTCTGATAGAGGTTTAACGCCGAACGCGTATGCTAGATCAGCTGCTGCTATAGTGCACGGGGTAACTTCCAAGTGTCGCGGGGCTCTGCCCTTTAACACTTGATACCCGGTATGCATTGCTTCAGCAAACTGAGCAAACATAGAACCAGTTGCACGATATTCTGCAAGGGAACTGCCAAGATTAATTCTTTTACCGGCTATATAAGCTAGTATGGAATTGCTCCAGGCGGGCTCAGGGGCGACGACATCCACATAATTCGTGAGCTGTCGCTGTCTCTTATGCCACCGATCTTGTCGGTATCCTCCCGTAAGCACGTTGTTACGGATCTTGCATTCGTACAAGTTGATAAAGGATGGCCTATCCCTAGTTCGGGACTGTTGGGCCAAAGCAGTATCTGTAAGCGGGTTAGGTTTTACCCGCTTCTGCACGTTATTGTATATCTCTATCTCGCTAGTATAAGTACCTGCCACCGGGTTAGTATCCACGTACGTTCCTGCATTAGGTCCAGTAAGCCAAAGGCTTCTGTACAGATTGAAGGGCGCACCTGAAGTTACCGTATTCGTTGGCATGATATTTTCCTATGTCAGACAGAGTAAGAAGAGTAAATCTTCGCTATACCAACTTTAAGATGCTAGATATATTCCACAAACGCGACCTGGAGTTTAAAATCCTCTGGCGTTGTCCATGGAAGTTTATCTACGAACGCTTTGCAGTCAGGACAGTCGTCCGGAGTGACTTTCTGTACAATGAGATTTTCATATGGGGTAGGGGTGACGCAATAAATATCGTCACTTACCTTAAAGTAGATCTCATCGAACAGCTCGCCATCCTCGAACTTCTTGAACTTTTCTGCGTAACGCACGTTGCACCTCAAGTTGTGTGTAGAGAGAATGGGAAATCCATT